TGACTTTCGTCGGTTACACTTAATTGTAAACCTGGAGAAATTAGTGCCATATTGTGTTTCCTTTATAATACACGATATCAATATTTATTTGGATATGACAAAATTGGTCCGTTACGGTGCCCTTTGCAAAGGTTTGCCCATAAATACGTTATGGAACAACGCACAATCTGCCCCACATGCAACACTAGACCGGTTGCAATTAACTATCTCAAGGAAGGCGTGACCCATTATCGCAAGCAATGCGATAGCTGTCTACGCAAAGGCAAGAAATTGAAGCCTAAGAGACCGGCATGGGCATTAAGCGGATACAAGAAAAAGCCGCAATGTGAAAAATGCGGCTTTGTTGCTAAACATCCTGATCAGTTACAGGTGTTTCATGTCGACGGCAAGCTGAATAATACCAATTGGACTAACCTCAAGACTATCTGTGCAAACTGTGCAATAGAAGTTAGTAAGAGCAAGCTGCCTTGGAAGACTAGTACTATACTACCAGACTTTTGAGTTGACTATATAAGTTGTCAATAGTACCGTTGTTGTCAACTACGTGATCAAATGGCGTTCCTGCCCAGCTGTATTCGCTTGCATGGATATTGTTATCAGCTAGCCATTGTGCTGCTTTGGCATCTCCGCGGTTGGCTTGTTCAGCAATGCTGTACCAATGTGGTGTGATGCCACGCTGTACCCAAATTACTTTAGCACCCTGTGCCTTTAATCCTGCAATTTCGTTGGGGAAACGGCAATCGCTAATAACAATACTGTCCTTGCTGCTGCGCAACTTGTTTTCCAAGCTGGCAATCCAGATGTCATCATGGAAGTGAGCCCGCAATACGTTTGTTCCCCAGTTTTGTAACACCCATCGTGGGGTAATCGGCATGCCCAAGCGTTCGCTCCACCACAGATCAGTTTGCTCTCGCCACAGTCTACTCTGTCCTGTGCGCCCTTCTAGCATGTCTCTGTCCCATCCAAACACACTTGATACCGCATCTTTTAAAGTGGATGCAAACGATTCACGTCTAAACTCGTGGAAGTTAACCAAATAGTCTGCTGCTGTATCTTTGCCTGACCCAATAAATCCGCAAATTCCTATAATCATAAAAAAGCCCTTACGTATAAGGGCATTATTGCATATCGTATGCTAAAGGTCAACTGCGCATACTGCCAGTAAAGAACGGATCGTTAATCACAATCTCTCCATCACTGCCGAGCATAAAGTTTCCGCTATGCAAATCTATTCCGTAACCTTTTTTACGCCCAATGACGGATAATTGCTTAACTGTTCGAGCAAACAACAAGAGCTGTTGTTCGCCACCAATCATAGTAATTAACTCTCCGGCGCGTTCGGGATATCTATCATTATCAACATCCCAGTGCATGAATCTTTCTATAGCCTGTTCCGGACTAAAGAGTTCAATTCTATCAACTAAATCTGCCAGCATTTCGCCCAAATCTTCTGATACTTCAAATAATCGCTCACACTTGATTTGCAAATACCCTTGGCCTTTAAACTTAAACTTAGTCCATCCCCCAAACTGTGGTAAGAATGGGTTGTTAGAGTTTGCCATACAGAAGTTAGCAAAGTCAATAAAGCTACGTTGCCCTTCAGACGTTCCTCTGCTATCAGTTTCGTAACCAAATATCTTTAAGATAGTACCGTCCGGTGCTAGATAAGCGTCTTGGTCCTGACCGTGACCCAAGAACTTATAGCCTTGCTTCTGCATGACTTTCTTAATATCATCGTCCATTTGGGCTTCGTCGACGAGAGATTCAGTTATAACTTCATTGATTCTCATATGATTAACCTGTTACCCATGTCATTGGCATGCCACCATCTTGGAATCGTTTTAGCTCTTCCTCAAGTGCATCCATTTCAACTTTGGCCTCTGCTACCAATGCTGCTCCATTTAGAGTAGTACCGCCCTGTGGGCCAGCAATACTTGCAAACTTGCTGTAGGCATGTCCCAACAACTCTTTAGCAAACGCATAGGCATATTCCTGTAACCAAGGCATGACACGGTAGTCGTTTAGCAAGTGCCAGTCCGGTTTGTAGTTGTAGCACCACAGCAAGCAGGATTCTGCGTTTTCAAAGTTGGTATCGCCCTGTCCTTGGAAAGGAATCTTACGAACAATAGTTAGCTTTTTAGTCACCGGGTTGAATGTAAAGTTCATAAAGCCACCAAACATCTTCATGGATTGCTTTTGATAGTCTACAAATAGTTCATAGCTGGCTAAACCGCCTACACGTCCTGCTACCAACATGTAAGTGTTTAAGTAACCCGATGCAAATGGTTCAAATTGGCTAGCTGTTGTTCCAGTTACGCTACCGATACCACGGCGGTTAACTTGGCGCACTTCCATAATTTCTTTAGGAAGGATGTATTCTTGTGTTTCTGGCAATAGCTGTAGGAACGCATAGCTTTCCTCTACTGCATTACTGCTGCGCTGGCGATATTTGATCATGGCCTGCTTGATGGCCATTTCGTAGTGTTCTTTTTCAAGTTCCACATCTACCATACCGTCGCCTAAGCGCATACGGATGTAGTCTGTTATTTCAGCACGTTTAGCATTGGCGCTGTCATAGTCTGCTGAGTCATATTGAATATGCCCGCTGCCTGTGCCTGTGTTGGCTTGGAAAAGGTTATCTGTTGGAAGATTGCCTTTTGCATCGTATAGAGTTGTGTTTTGTATGGCCATAGAAAAGTCCTGTTATCAGTATTTATTACCGATAGACAGGACTTGTGGCTTACTGTACGCGGAGCAATACTACGTCTGCGCTAATACGACCATTGAGCTTAGTCTCTGTTGCTTTGATATCGTCCAAGAACTTGCGAAGTTGGATTTTACCTGCTTTAGCAAACTCTTTTAGCTTTTCGTCGGGCTTTCGAAGGGTTTTGCTTGTGCTCTTATCGGTATCAAACCCTTCAATACTGGTCCCTTTGATTGAAAGTTGTTTGTATGCTGCTGCCACATACTTGCCCAGCTTCCGAGTCTTAATGTTATAGACCCAGAGTTCACCGGCCCCAATAATGTCCGCAGGATTGATAGAAACAATTTTAAGTGCAGCATCTGCCTTTGCGTACTTGAGTTTAGCCACCAACTTTTCTTTGCTCGGGGCTTTCTTAACTCGGGCCTTTTTAGTTGCTTTCTTGACCCCGCGGTATTGGTCAACAGCTGAGAGCAAGTCATCGATCCACCCAATAATTCGTTTGAAATCAGCGGCTTTAAGATGGCTGTAGCCTTCTCGTAATTGGTCATCGGACTTAGACTGTGCCAAGACAAGTTCCTCTTTCCGCTTGCGAAATAGTCCTTCATACTTTCCTAACTGGCTTTGCACCACGTTGTTGGCTACCAAGAAGTCATACAACTTGGCAGGATTTTTAACACCTGTAGCAATGTCATCGTAGATGCCTTCAAGCTCTCCGATGATTTCGCTAGTCTTTTCGTTAAGGCGATCCTGGATAGTCGGCACGTATGCTTTGGGCTTATCGCCCTCCGCAGTCTCAACAACTTCCGGCTCAGCTTGGTCAATGACAGCTTGTACGCTGTCAACAATGAATTCAATGTGACGTCCACGGAATGGCATGCCTTGGCGATGTGCCATAATCAAGCTGCACACTGTCATAGGCAGCAAGCGATCTCCTGCGCGGTTAAACGCACGAATGTCTTCTGCTGTCAGCTTGCTGTTCTTTTGCAACCATTCAACCACATACTTCTTACAGTCTTTTTGGCTGTAGTAGTAATTGTAGTAGTAGAAGCTCTTGCGTAGACGGTTGTCAAACTTTTCGCCGTCCCAGTCCGCAGCTTCAGCTGGCCACTCTGGCTCGGGGCCAGTATACTTTTCGTCTGCAAATGCGATGCGCTGTGCCCGCGGTGCTTTAACTTTGATCTTAATGCCAGCTACTGTTGCCATGTTGTTTCCTTAACGTCGTTTCGGTGCGCCGATGCGCGATGCTTTGTTCCAGTCGTATGCAATGCCATCTGGGCACTTGCCATCTGCAACTGTGTCTACTCCAAACACACCACATACTTCAAACTCTGGGCCTTTGATTGTTACAAAGAATCCCACTGCCTTTGCGGCTTGCATAGCAGAGTCTAGAGTTTCAAACCCATCTAACTCTGTTCCTGCTTTGTTTATTAATTTATACATTTATTCCTCAATGGCTCTGCGAACCAAAATTTCTTGTTTAGAAAATGCGTCCAACTCCCAGGGCTGGTTCAAATAAGTCACACGCTTATTATAACGCTTTCCCATCCACATACGTGCATTGTCGGGCAAAAATTTCATCATGCCCTTAGCAAGTTGGCGCACATGCACCATTTCGTGTGCCAGTGTAGTTGCCATATCAATCAACTTGACTTTGTTGATACGTTTCTTTGGGGGCTTGATTAACACAAGATAGCAATCTGCTATTTCCATGAAAAGTGTTGCACCTTCCATGCCCTCTGGGGTATCTGCTGTTACTTTAACAAGTAATGCTTTTGTACTACTTTGCAAGCCCAACTGCTTGATAAAGGATGGCATCAAACTTTCCAGAAACTTCTGGGTTGTTTTGCTGTTTGACTCTACTTTATATTCCATAACTGTATTATAGCAGCGAAACCATTTTAGGTCAAGTTAGTACAAAAGTGCAGCCATAATCTGCCAGTGCTCAAAGTTTTTACAGTGCTCGGCAAACTGCACTTCCAATTCTGTGTACTTTGATGTTACACGCCCGCGGCGTCTGCACTCAATCATTTCATTGTCTAGTGCAACCCAAGTTAGGCGTAGATTGTTGTAAAACTTCCATAGTGCGCTTTTAGCAACAATATCTTTGGTATTTTGCAATACAACTAGACATGCGTCTAGCTCATCGTGATGTGCTTGGTGTTTAGCTTGCATAGGGCTATTATACAACAAAATGGTTAATGAGTCAAACCATAAATACTACATTGAGGAAATAGCATGGCACGTTTAAGTCTTTGGAAAGACGGTAAGCATACAAATGATTAC